AATCAGTCTTGCTTCTGTGCAAAGATTTCTTCTTGCCGTTGAGGAGTAGGATATGGCCCACCCGGAGGAGTTGGGGCACGGGTCATGGGGGCATCAGGAGCCAAGGCTTTGGGATTGAAGTCATGCCCTTGCTTACCCAACAAAGCATATCCCATCAAGTCATCCCAATGATCGTCATGTGCAGGATTGCCGGCTACGATCCGAGATAGTTTCACCGCAACCATTTCCACAGCTTCCTGCTGACCGGGGGACATGGTATTCCACGCGCCTCCATTCCGTAGGGCTATCTTGATACGGTTGGCTACCCACGCCTGATTATTCCAGTCACCATGAGTATTCTTTCTATCAGCAATCAACTCATTCGTTTCCATCATGCGTCCTTGAAAATGGGGTCATCACGAAGGGCGGCTTTCAACCCACCCGGTCCAGCTAGTACAGTCACATGCTCCCGACCACGGGTCAGGGCTGTGTAGAAATTCTGCTTCGTAAGCACGCCAGAGTAATACAAGATAATCAGCACACGCTCGAACTCAGAACCTTGGGATTTGTGTGTGGTGATCGCGTAGGCCAGATCAATGTATTTCCGTGGGTCATAAGAGATAGACTTGCGCCCATCGGTGTCATAGATTTGGAGTTCGGATGGGATATGATAATCACGGCCTTCAAACTCACATGCCATGTCACCAGATAGATCATCGAAGTCCAGAACCTTGCCGATCATGCCATTGAACAGGCCGAGGTTGTAATCGTTCTTGGTCCATAGGATTTTGTCCTTGGGACGGATACGAACCAGAGAAGTCTCCTCACCCTCGACGTCATAGTTGCGAAGCTCTAGGGTTCGGTTACTCGGATTGATCTTGTCCTGAACATATTGATTAACAACATGCGTACCAAGCTTGCCAACACGGGTAGGCATGATGATCTGGTTGGCCTTGGGATCGAGCATGTCCTCAGTGATGAACCGGGACAAGACCGTCAGCCCCATTTGGGACTGGTATTTGATGAGCGTGAACTTGTCGTTGTTGATCGGTGTACGCTTAGCGAGGATACTCTCAGCGGCCTTGATGATGCCATCAGTCGATCGGAAGTTCTTGGTCAGTGTAACCGATGGGAACCTCTTGAGGATGCGACCGAATGGAGAAGTATCAGAGTTGACCGGAGGGAGCTGCTCGATATCTCCAAAGAACCGAATACACGCACCTTTGCGAAGACTATCGATGAGGTTACGATAGAGTTCCTCACTGAGCATAGAACTCTCGTCAACGAAGATCATGTCCGTGGGAACAGGGTTGTGTCGGCCTCTCGCAGGAAAGCTTTCATCGTCGGGGTCGTTGGGATCAGGTTGGCCATAGCCCATCATGCGGTGACAGGTACGGGCTCGATGACCCGTGGCCTCACGGATACGAGCCGCAGCTCGACCAGTGGGTGCACTGAGTTCTACGTTGAGCCCAGCGTCCTTAGCCTGAGCGACAGCTTCACCAAGCGTCATGGTCTTACCCGTACCGGCACGGCCGGTGATGGCCACGATACGAGTGTCTCGATCCAAGCACAGATCAACGGCTGTGTGTTGGTCGGTAGTGAAGTTGTCGATTTTGTTGTAGTTCATCGGTGGGTTTCCTAGATACAGGACCTGTATCGAAGTGGGGAGGCAACGGGATTGTCGCCTCCCAACATAAGCAGTTACAGCTCAATGAAAAATGGGGGCAGCCGAAGCCACCCCCACGGGTTGAAGTAATCAGGCGTCGATGCTTTCGATCGACTGGATCTGGAGACGACGCTCACCATTGAACGGCGCACCGAGAGCGCAGATCAGCGTGGCCTTGCAACCCACGAACTCCGAGACGTCGAACTCCTTGACGCTGGTCGGCAGGCCACAAGCACTCCGGAGCTTCTTGAGCGCGGTGATAGCCCGACGATTGCCGCCCTGCGGCACCTGAACACGCGAGTAATTCAGGGTCGTACCCTCAGGGGCATTCTCGACGTCGTAGTCGGCCGGATAGTCAGCCGTCTCGATCCGCCAGTTGGTGTAGATGAAGTCATTCCCAGCGTCGGAAGTACGAACCTCGGCCTGAATGCATTCCGCAGGGTACTTACCCTTCGGAAGGTTCTCAAAGTCTTCAAAGGCATCAAGGTTCTGGTCAAGGGAAATGATGTCCATTTCGGCCATTTGTAGTGCTTTCTTCATGAAGTTGTGTAGGGATGATGGGTGCCTACACTTCACCCAAGGATGGCATCGAGGAATTCGATGTCACCTGTTACGATGATGACAGTACCATAGAGCCGGAACGTGTTAAGCGGCCTAAGAAGTCTGTCACCCTTAGCACCAAGGATGGATTGCCACGCAGCCGTTGCCCAAAAGTTGAAGGGCAGCTTAAGGCCAACACCATCGATGTTGCAAAGTACGGTAGCGGGAACAAGCCCACCAGAAAATGTATAATGCTGATCCCAGCCCCGGATGATTTCGATATCACCGCCAACATCAGATTGGAACTTGGTGAAGTCGGGTGGGACCGAGAGGTTCATGACGTCCATCGGACGGTCGGGGTAGACGTAATGGAGGATGCCGCGCATGATTACAGGTCCTGTATCACTTGTCGTTGGGGGCATGCAGCTTCTGGCCATTACCATCGAGGTACTTCTGCCAGAGGGATGCGATGGAATGAGGCTGGTCCAGATCAGGTTTGTCAATATCGTACTTGAGCTTGAACGAGCTGCCCTCATCCATACGGAAGATACGAGAACCCATGGGTTTGTAGAGATTGGTCTGGCGGATGAACACTTCACGGTTATTGGACGTACCTACAGACATACGCCAGATTTCAGAGATTGCTGCCGAGGTCTGATTGATCGCGTTATCCGACATCAGGATCGACTGATAAAGGAAGTCGCCCTTGTCGTTGCGTTCGGGAGTGTCCTCGTGAGCAATGAACCAGATGTTGCAGCCCTTGCGGCGAGTAGCCCGGAGTACGGGTTGCATAGAATGGATAAGATATTGGGTACGCGCACCATACGCAGCGAGCCCTGGCATTTCGATGCTGGGCTTGAAGCTCCGGCTCTCACCGACGCCGTTGGCAATGGCAGTCATCAGGCCGTGCTGGTTCATGACCGTGATGCTGTCGAAGATGAACGTGTCACCCGGCTTAGCATCGGATTGGTCGATCCGAGTACCGAGCTTGGTCGTGAAGAAATCGATGACACGCTTGGGCTCCTGATCGGAATAGTCCCATACCTCAACGTCGTCGCGATGATCCACCGCAATGTAACCCTCCGGGTCGAGATTGATGATGTATTTCTTACCGGGGGATGACGCCGCGTAGGTAGTCTTGCCTACCTTGGCATTACCCCATATCAGGCCCGCTAGGCGGGGGGTCGGTTTGGGATTGGTCTGGACGGTTAGCTCGGTCATTAGTAGTCTCTCCGGTTACAGGACCTGTAGTTGGCCAACGGTCCCAACGTATTCTTTTGTCGATCATCATCTTGGCCAAGCCAGTAGCTCGGTCAAGTTCACGCTTGAAGTGTGCAAAGTCCTCGTCGTCCATATCATCAACAATCTCTGTGATGACATGCTCTAGCATACCTCGGCGAGCCGCAACGAATATAGCACGCTTAGTAGTCTTGATGAGAGCTACTGCGGTTAGGGTCTTGAAGTAGCTCTCAGGAATATCATCCGGGACCATCACCAAGCACCGCTTCCTGTGAAGGTGTGAGTGGGGCTTCGATCATAGAGTTGTGATAGATTTCTTCCCGGTCCTCAGGTGAGGCGGCACACAAATCAATGAGCGAACACGGTCGGAAGTAACGATTGCATGCATGGGTAAACTGTGGGGCTGTGATTGGGTCGTCACCATACCGTTCTACCAACTCATCAGCAAAGAACAGAGAACGAGCCCAATCGACAAGTTGGTAGTCTTGACGATCGGTAATAAACGGTAGGTAGTCTTCATTGGAACGAGTCTGTTTGATCTTGACGCCAAGGATGCGGGTCTTGGTAACTTCCAAGCCAGTCAGGAGCTTGGCGACGTAGACGTACCCCGTCGGTTGGGATTTGGTGTCGAAGCTTCGTTTCCAAGCCTCATCAAGTCGAGCTGAGGTCTTATTCTCGTCCACCATTGCTGTGTTGGGATACCGGCGCTGACAAACGATGCCATCAATTGTGCCGATGTAACGTATCCGTTTTCCCTTCCACTCAACGATAACGTCGAAATGCTGCTCGATCCCGATCCGTGATTGTGGGTCATTGGGGTCCTCAATCCATATGGGGTTGTCATCCATCTTGATGAGTTGTTCATCGACGTAACGGATGGTGGTCTGTTCCATGTTCTGCAAGGTACGATAGGTATCATCGGGGTCGTCGTAGTACCCGGTGGTGTTGAGGATCGAGAAGCAGAAGCTCATGAGTTCGTCACGAGGGTTGGTCATGGGCTTGAAGGCGTCTTCAAATCGGGTAGGAAAATCTTCGGTATTGAATAACCGAGGTCCGTGGTGAAGCCAGTGGCCTTCTAGTTTCTGCTTACGGTATACCTGCCAGAGCCGTACCGCTGCAAATACACTGTGCATAGCCGATCCCGCTTCGAGTGCAAGCTGTCTTTTACTCGGATACTGCCGTCGCTTGTAATAACGAATGAGGCCGAAAACTGGACAGGTAAGTATCCCCTCCATGATAGAATGGCTGTATGCGAATTGCGCTTTAAGCTCTGGCGGGGTGAAGTAGAGTTTGATGTCATCCGAGATTACAGGTCCTGTAATGATATCGGTCACTGTTGCTCCTCCCAAGAAGCCTGCTCAGCTTCGAGCTGGGTCAGGAACTCCTCGATGCGGTTACCTAGAGGGTCCTCGCCCATGTTGGGCCGCTTGGCCCACTTACCAGCGAGGATACGGATACGTTCGGATTGGGCTTTGGACACAGCGATCATGCCCTGCTTGCGGTCAGCCATCGAAGTCCTCCGAGGATATCAAATCCATGTTGGGATCACCATGTTTCTTGATGATCTGATTGAGCTTCTGACCCTGTAGTTGGAAGCCCTTGTTGAATAGGGACAGGGCCTCGATCATGGTCTTCTGCTGCTTGACCAGATCATTGACGGCGTTCTGCAAAGCACGGTTCTGGTCATGGAGTTCGATAAAGACCTCGATGACCGGAGGGATGATGCCGTGTTTAGAAAGGATACGTGTGATACGTTCGGCATCGTGATTAACGATGTCGATCTTGTCTAGGATATTGCTCATCCGAGCTGCTCCGAAAGTAGCGTGGCCTGATTGTGTAGCTGAGTAGCTGTGGAAATCTCCTGATTGAGTTTGATAAGCTCGTCGGTAATGTGTTCGAGACGCTTGGATGCACGCTCGACGGTCTTGACGAACTTCTGGATATCCTTGTCTGCCATCTTCTCCAGTTTCAAAACCTTGAGGTTCTGAGTTTCGATGGCGGCAAACAATCTACGAGCCCGGCGTTCGTCAGCCCTCATGGTGAGCTGGGCGATAGCCATTTCTCGTATGTTTGGATGATGCCAGAGGGGCTTGTCCTCTGCGGATACAGGTCCTGTATCAGTCACGGGTAATGTCTCCAATGTATTCGAGTGTGATGGACACGGGAGCAGCGGTAGGGGTCTTGCTATCCGCAGCCATCATACGTAGTTCGTGAGCCAAGACATTGGGATACTTGGCTAGGATTTTGGTGATGAACAGGTCCTGGTCGAACGTCATACGAGGTTCTTTACGTTCAAGTTCACGCCGATAGTTGGTAGAAAGCTCGACCTTGTTCTGCTGGTCCGGATCGAAACGTTCCTTGAGACGGTCCTCGATCTTGCGAAGCCGGCTCTCGCCAGACTTGACGATACCCTTGACGATGAAATGCTCAGAGAGTTCCATATCAAGCTCGTCCTGCGAGTTTCGAGGAACCTTGAGCAAGGCGAGAGGGATGGCATCGGTGATGGCTCGATTGGCCTCGTTTTCTGAGACGGTGGTTTTCATACAAAATCTCCAAGGTACTCAGCATAATCAGGATGGATTGTATCAGGCTCAGGCTCTTCGAATACTTCATAGGAATTCTGACCGCCCTCTCGCCACCCAGCCTTATTGCCAAGGTAAGCGGCTAAACGATCGGCACGTTCCTTATCAGTGAAGACACCAACCACTTCGCTGGTAACACCACACTCAATACAACCGATGTTTATTACGATGTATCTCATATTACAGGTCCTGTAATGCGATCAATGTGGTCCACACCATGCGGGCCAACAGTTACACGCTCGATCAAGCCGTTAGGATACAGATCGAGGTAGGTCCCCTGAGTAACGCTGCCATTGAACGCCTGCCAAATACGCCAGCGGTTGTTGGCAGTATCGAACTCCAGAAGCGGGGCCTGAGTAGCTTCGGGTCCGAGGATAATGGTTCTATTGGCGTGGGGCATCAGACATTCTCGGGTATCCTTTCCTTTGTAATAATCTCTTCCTCGTCACCCAGCTTCTCAAGTGGCCGGAATTGACACGAGCAGTAATGTTCGCCGGGGTACTCAGCGAATTGGAGCTTGACGGTGTGGCCTTCTTCATACGAAGGATCAACCAGAATATCTGTGATCTTGTATTCCTGCATGAACTTCGGACCATCACGTTGTTCTATGACGTTTCCAAACAAAGCTGCCAAGATGCCACTCTCGACCTTGAACCACCAAGGGCCTTCATGGATACAGATGCAGGACTTACCAACTTCCGCCCAATGGGTCATGGTTACAGGTCCTGTATCCGCGTGATGGTCAAACGAAACCCAAGAGCTTTTAACAGCTTTATGATAACGAGTAGTGTTGGTCCACGTTTGCCGTGACGAATGTAAGCTACATTAGTTATCCCCGCAGCACGAGCGAGGGCAGCGTCGTGAAAGTTCTGACTAGCTTGTTCTTTGGCGAGGAATTGGGTCAAATCAAGTAGGCTATCAATTGGGACCATCACCGTTCCCCTTCCTGCTGCTGGGGGTCGGGTGAATATCTGCGCGGCCGGCGTTGATGGCTTCGAAGCGCCCGTCCTCGAACTCCTCGCGGGGCCGGACCCAAATCTCGGTCGGGTCGGTGGCGGAGCGGTAGATGGAGACCTCGCGCATATCGACCCTGTGCTCATTGTCGTTGTTCAGATCGACCCAGTTCTCCGCCTGCATCTTGCCGATGCCGACCAGCACGTATTCGGTGCCGCGCTTCTTGTGACGATGGGTTGCCGCCGCCTCCACCCCGGCTACTGGTGAGGGGGGAGAGGCGGGACGCAAATGGCGAGGGTCAACAAACGGTAGGGCGA